CGTTGCACTAAGAATAAAATATATTCTCCGTGTCGTTTCCAGTCTTTCATTTCTAGTCCAATATCACTGGATAAAATATCCCAACGAGAAGAGTCAGAGTTTTTATTAGCGTATTCGCTGGAATCGTAATCAACACCGTTGATACTGTATCTTAGATATTTGCTGTCAAGATCTTTGAATTTAAAACAGTTGGCGTCAATGGCCATGATGTGATTGTTTTGCTGTCTCTGATGTTCAACTATCTTGGCACGTAATTTAATATTTTCAGTTGTTTGGATTGGACTTGGCCAGCCAAGGATGACAGCTAATTTTGCAGACTGGATGGTGTATCGAGTTTCAATGTGTACACGAGCTCCTTGCAGCCTTGCCCCGTCAGCAAATGCTGTAAGAGTATCCACCTTTCTACCAGGCGTTTGTTTATGTAAGGAACTTAGGTAAACAACAACGTCGAACATTATTATCCTTACTCGGGTTGCCAGAGAGTCACATCATCATCGTTTAAGATACGCCAAGCAGTGCCGTCCCTCATTTCTGCCTCACTAAATTGACAGTATGACAGATGAGCAGCCCAGGCTTCGACTTCTTCTGCTGTTGGAATTTTTGGAGTTTCAATTTTTGAAAGATCTGATAAACTAACAGCATGTGCGGCGTTAGGTCCGAGAGTAAACGCTGGCTTGCCTAACAACACTGCCTCGGTTGCTGCAATGCTGTTAAATGTCACCAAACAATGAACATCCCTAGACAGGGCCATTTCCATGGTATCAGTTGCTGTTCTCTCACGACGACTAACTTTATTTCTGACTATGATAGGTCGATCAGTATACATTTTAATGGTTTCAATTGTCTCTTGCATCCACACATCGAGGTTAAGACCAAACGCACTCATAGCTTTGGCACTCGGTGGACATAATAAAATATTACGACCTTTTCTAAACTTACTACGATGCCACCCGGTTGCTTCTAAACGATCGAACGGTCTTTCGATGATTGGCCCGACGTTCTGCATGGCATTCTTGGTGATTCTATGGAAGAACTTTTTACGAACGTTGCCAAAATATCCAGTATCAATATAGTAATAATCTCTACCCTGTTCTACACAGGCCCGCATATGTTTGGCCTTGGTAATGCCTCTAAATACCACAGGAGTCGTTGATTCTACTATTTTATCATAGTTTGTAATTTGTCCGCCACAGCCGAGAATAAAAGATTCCATATATGGATCCCAGCCCACACCCTTGCCATCATTGGCATCTCTACCACCGTCGACGGCCACTGCTACATTGTTGTCTAACATTTTAATATCCTCAATTACATCATCAACGGTGGTATTATAAATTTCTCCAGATGGATCGACTCTATACTTTAATATTTTTTTAAAAACTATTTCAATATCTTTTGGAATGTGATCAAACGGCCCAGCTGCAGGTGCTTTCTGCAACGATTCTACCATTGCTGCATGTTCAATTGCCCATTGATACCCATATTCGCAGTGTTTGTAATTTTCAAACCACGGTCCTCCTTCTGTATAATGAATAGCCTTGGCATGTCCATCTTGTGGCTCGTGATACCAGTTTACTAACCAATTATATTGATAAGATAACTCTCCGATTAGGTCGTCAGCTAACCACATAAATCTGTGAAAATATTGTCCAAGATTCACTTCGTTATTAATTATCTGGGGAGTTAGTTCAGCGTTGGCTGGATGACCGCAGTTCCATAAAATCATCGAACTCCAGTTTTTTCTCGGATACGGCATTTGTTTACAGCCATCCATTTTGTCGCCTTCCTGTGGAGTATAATCGTGTTTTACACACATAACTGCATATTGATCGTCAGCCGCATTGAATATTTCTGTAACATCACATTGAAATAGAAAGTCACAGTCAACAAAAATTGCCCATCCTTTATATCCTGTTAGATAAGGTACAAGAAATCGGGTAAATGTAAATTCTGTGGAACTCAACGCATCTGGTTGTCTAGTATAGATGCCGGCCTCTCTTAATTCAGATTGCTTGAGAGGGATAACTTCAACTCCAACGCTTCTAGCCTTGATACTATATTCACACACTCTATAAGCGATATCTTCTCGTGGATCGTATCCAACAAAAACTTTCATAAATTTCCTTGTATCATTGTTAATGCAGCACCGGTTCGTAATTCGTCATTGTGAAATTGGCCATAGGCCAAGTGACAGGCCCAGCTATATAATTTATCTTGATCTGGGTAGTAGGGTTTTTCAATTTGACTTAGATCTGTAGACGATACTGGCTTGGCAGCATTACAGGGTGCTAGTACAAACACAGGATAGCCATACATGACAGCCTCTGTAGCAGCATTAGAGTTAAAAGTTACCAATGCAAATACATCATCATCAAGAGCTTGCTTTAAAGTATTACTCACTGTACGATCGATACGCTTGGGAGCACGTTCACGTATTTCCACAGGCCTATCTGTGTATTTCTTAATTGTTTCGATGGTATCGTTGGTCCATTGTTCTAAGTCTATTCCATAGAACTTGCAGGGTTTTTCATCGGGCTTTGCTATTAAAATCTTTCTTCCTGATTTTTTCCAAGGTTCGATAGTTTTATTAAATTGTTTCCATCGGTCGTCTGGTCTAGATACGATGTCATCGTGTTGTAGATTATTTTTCACAATGCGATGCCAATATTTCCATCCGTTGGGATTTTTTGAATTAACTTCGTTACCAAAATAACCAGTGTCCATGTAATAAAAATCTCTGCCTTCTTCCCAGCAGCGTTTCATTATTTTGTGTTTTAATATGCCTCGTAATATAATAGGTTGATCTGAATCTTCGTAAACAAAATCATCTGTGGATGTTATTTTTCCTCCGCAGGATCTTGCTAATTTTTCTATGTATTCGTCTGTGCCATCTTTACTTAAGAAAACCCAATCTTTCATTTTCTTTCAATGTCCTCTTCGGTGCATTGTTCACCGAATTGAATTTCGATAACTTTCAACGGTGTATCGCTTTTATTCACCAGTTGATGCCATTCCTCCCTACCAATGTATGTCTGCATGTTTTTCATCACAAAGTTTTTCATCACAGTTTTGCCATCTGCATCTAGAGTATTAATCGTTGCAGTTCCCTCAGTGACAAACCAATGTTCAAATCGATATCGATGGCGTTGCATTGATAAACTACATCCAGGATTGACCGTAAGCTCTTTTAATTTCATACCTGGTCCGTCTTGGTGTAGTACACGATAGTAGCCCCATGGTCGTTCTGTTTTAGGAGCTTTCCATTCTTGTAGAATCCACGAACTAGAATTCATTTTATTTTCGCCACCAACTCCGAACACGAACTCAACGTTGTCTATGCCACTGTCCATTTCTGGAATATTAGTCTGTGTTCGATCCCCGCCATTGGCAAAAACAATAATATCTTGCGGATAACTTTGTCTGACCATCCATAATGCATGTTTTGCCGATCCGTCATCGTCGTTGAAATCTATAACAAAGTCTACACCTACAATATTACGTACAATTTCGGCACGTTCTTTGTAAGGCATGAAAGGAGATCCTTTCTTACGTGTTAACCATGCATCTGAGTTAACACCAACAACTAGAATATCTCCTAGTTCCTTGGCTGCTTTGAAGTAGGCAATGTGCCCAGAATGTAGGGGATCAAATCCACCTGTGATTAAAACGATTTTCATGCAGATATTTATCTGCGTATATTATCACATTAGTTAAAGACTGGCGTCTTCTAGGCCTGATACTCGTAGTTTAACAATGTTGCTGAGATGCCATTGTTTCTGATCAAGTGCTTTGATAATACCTAACCACTTGTTACGTAGTAGGGCAAAGTCGTTGATGATCTTTTCAAAGTCTACAACGTCGGCTTCACCTTCTACGAACTTTTCACAGTCCCTAGAAGATAAAGCACGTTGATAGTTTTCAAGATACTTGCGAAAATGTTGGCTACGAAGCCTACGAAGTTCGATGTTTAAGTACTCAAGGATGCCTTCAATTTCTTGAAGTTGATTAAAGCGTTCTTCCACGATGCCGGGCATTTGCGAACTTGCCTTCTCGATATTACCCGCTATGCGGACATCTTGTTTTGCTTCGATTAACTCAGCTTCATAATAAGCCGCGGCATCGGGAATGTTGCTTATATCTTTGCTAACCTTGTCGTACCAATTCATTTATTCCTCTTCGTCGTAGCTGTCTACATCTTCTTCAATTTCTTCACCGTCGATGGCGTATGTGATAGCTTCGTCAAGAAAAGGATCAACACCTTGCAGACTGTCTAACACACTTTCTTTAATGCCATAGTCCAGCAATGTGTTTACAAAATCAGTGGCCACATCCGGTCTTTGTTTTTCAGGAATATGTCCGATTACTACATGCCTTAGGTCAGCAATTAAATCTTCTTTCATTGAGCTTCCTCCAAGTCTGGTTCAACTGTAGTAGTTATCTCAGATGTGGTAATTTCACCGTGTTTAGAAATGTCTTCCATG